CCTCAAACGACCCCTCTCTCGGAGGCTCTCGCTCGGCGAGAGGCAATGTGGTAAGTTGTTGATTTTACAGGGGTTTCTCTTCGAGAACACTCTTTCCTAACCTATTGATTCTATTAGGGTTTTTACTCGATATCGTAAGTCATTGATTTCATTAGAGTTTTACTGGTTTACAATTCTTGGGTGCAATAGTATAATGGTTGTATAGGGTGAGAAATGGTTCTCGCCGCGAAATAGGAAGAAAGATATATGTTGACTCTAAACGAAATGAAGGCGAATCTGGCTCGTGAGCGTCAGGTTGTGAAGGATATGATCTCTGCGATGAAAGAGACTCGCAAGGCGATCAAGGTATCGCGGCAGATGCAGAGTGCTCTCCGCGCTGAGATTCGCAGCGAGACGCAGATTAATCGTGTCGTGAAGGAAGATGCTCGTGCGGCGACGAAGGTTGCTCGTGACGCGAAGCGTGCGGAGCGTGTGGCTGCGCGAATCGCGAAGGCTGAGGCGCGACTCGAGGCTCTGAAGTTGCGTGAGGTTATCCGCGCTCAGAAGGCGGCGAAGAAGTCGACGAAGGGTGTTGTGTGGTCGGCTGAGCAGGTTGCTGCGCTGAACAGTGAGCGAGGTCTCGCCTAATGACTACCACCGTGACCACGAAACTTGACGAAATGTGGCAGGCGCTAGAGGCGCATCAGCCGAAGCCAGAGTATGCCGAAGCGTGGGCGACGATGTGCCAAGAGCGCACGGAAGAAGCAGCATGGGCGGCTTACCATGCAGCGCCCATAGAATCGGCGGCGAGGGCGGCGGCGATGGCGGCGGCGAGGGCGTCGTGGGCGGCGGCGGAGGCGGCGTCGTGGGTTGGCGCATACGCGCAGGAAGCCATCAACGCGATCAAGCGGAAGGTGAAGCCGTGACTTTATTCTTGCCTGGTTTACTTTTGCGATTGTTCGTAGTATAATGTTTCTTGTCCGTTGTTAATTTGGAGATTTTTTATTATGTCTAATCCTACTCGAAAGATGATTGAAGTGTATGAGATGTTGAAGGACGGCAAACCGTTCAAGTTTGACACTCTTGTTTCGCGACTCGGCTGCAAGCCTGTGACCGCGATGGTTCTTATCTGTGCGTTGAAGCGTGACTGCAATGCAGAGATTGAGACGATTCGCGATGGTCGTAAGGTTGAATCCTATCAGTTGCATAATGCTTCTGCGATTGCGAGCAAGATGGTCGGTAAGACGACCACGACCAAGGCACCGAAGGCACCGAAGGCTGCGAAGGTTGCAATGCTGAAGACCAAGACCACTGTTCGTAAGTCGAAGGCTGCGGTTGTTGATGATGGTTCGGTCCCGACCGTCGAGGTTGAGGAGGTTGGGTTTGATGAACTCGCCTCGCTGAAGGCTGAGTTAGGTCTGAGTGACTCTTACGCTGAGTAATAATCTCTCGGAAACTGGGGGACGCAAGTCCCCCTTTTTCTTTACAGGTGAATTATGAGTACGACTACAGATGATGATTTGATGGCGGTTGAGATTGCATATAGCGAACTCACTCGTAAACTTGCAGAGAACGGTGTCAATCTTTTTGCTTGTTCTGCTGCTATGACAAAGTTGGCATTCATGATCTACAAGACGTCGCTCAATGCTGAAGACTATGAGTTGATGATCAACAGCATTTCAGACAGTCGCGATCGAATTGTGTCATTTCACGAAGTTGCAAATATCGGTCGATTAAACTAATGAATCGTCAATGGCGTCTTGCCGATAAAAACAACCATTACTATCATCAATCATATAATGGATTGATTGTAGGTCAAGCATACAATCTCGCTCATACGATTGTTTGGGGCGCGAAGATTCCAATCAATGCGGCTGAAGAATTAATTCTTGGTCAGTACATTGAAATGGAATACGCCAAACGTGCGATTGAAGAATATTGGGAAGAAAAGGATCGAACAATAGAGGTTGTACATGAACATCTTTTATCTCAATCGTGATACGAAAATCTGCGCTAGGGAACATTGCGACAAACATGTCGTAAAGATGATTGTTGAGTATGCGCAATTGCTTTCAACGGCGCATCGTATTCTTGACGGCAATCAATACTTCGATAAGAGTAAGACTGGTCGCAAGATACACCGATGGAAGTTGGATCAGTACCGCGAAGATAAACTCTATCATGCGGTGAGTTGGAATCATCCTTCTGCTATTTGGGCGCGTGAGTCTTTCGACCACTAACAGTGGCTCTGGAATCTAGCGAGTGAACTCTGTCAAGAGTATCGCCATCGCTATGGTGGAGCAGACGACAAGCAGCATAAGTCGTCGTTGGTGATACAGAAACTGAGTTTTGCTCCCGATAATATTTCTCGGACTGGGATATTCTCTGAGCCTCCGCAAGCCATGCCAGAGGACGTAAAGGTTCCTGGAGACTCAATTGCGGCATATCATAATTACTATCGTGTCTACAAGAAAAGATTTGCCACTTGGAAGAATCGAGAGACTCCTTCGTGGTATAAATAAAGGAATGGAAGGATATCTACGCAAAATTCAACAACTGCCGCGAAACGTCAACAAACTTTCTGTTTGGGACATTGACGACACGCTCTTTAAATCTAAAGATATCCGAATCTATGTGATTAAAGATAATCAGATTGTAAAGAAGTTATCTACTTCTGAATTTAATAAATATAATAAACGATTAGGTGAAGAGTTCGACTTCTCTGAATTCAGAGATGGCGCGATCTTTTTTCACAGCGCAAAACCGCTTCGAAGAAATTTAGAACTTGCTAAAAAGGCACTCGAGTCAAAAGACACGATGATGATGACTCTAAGTGCTCGTGCAAAAACAAACAGAAAGGATTTATTTCTCAAGAAGTTTGAGATGTATGGTATTGACATGGACATGTCAAATAGCCATTCTGTTTTTGCTGGAGATAAAGCACTACCAACTGCCAAAGCAAAGGCGGATGTAATCGATAAATGTTTGTCTACTGGTAAATTTAATTCTGTACACATGTATGACGATCACAGAAATAATCTGGTAGAGTTTCTAAAATTAGAAAAGAAATATCCTAAAGTTTCATTCAATGGGTTTCTAGTCAACATTAAATCTGGAAAAATATCTGAGTTTTAATTTATGCCAACATACGAATTTGTGAACACCAAGACTGGTAAAGTTGAGGAATATATCTTATCCATTTCTGCATATGATAAGTTCAAGGAAGATAATCCTCATCTAGAAAGATACTACAGTGACGCGCCTATGTTTAGTTACAGTGGCGCAAAGGACTTCAATACAAAAACGGACAACACTTGGAAAGAAGTGATGAGTAAGATTGCTGAGCATCATCCAGCAAGTCAACTCGCTGATAAAGTCTTGAAGAAGAAAACAAAAGACATTAAGACTCGCCAAGTGCTCGACAAGTATCACAAAAAGCAAGCCGCTGCAAAGGCAGGGAAGTGAGGAAATGTGTCTAACAAAAGAAAGCACGTATCAAACACAACAATTGAATTAGAACACGAGCCACATCAACATGCTAAAATCAACACTCCGCATAAAGTGAAGCCGTCAGAACTTCGAACATTTGAGCCATTAACAGACAATCAGAAGAAATTTTTCGATGCTTATGCACGTGGTGATTATTTTATCATGCTTACTGGTTCTGCGGGAACTGGTAAGTCTTTCATTGCTTGCTATAAAGCAATGCAAGAAGTTTACGACAAAACTTCTTCTTTCAAGCGTGTTGTCATTGTACGTTCTGCTGTTCAGTCTCGCGACGTTGGTTTTACTCCAGGAAGTCTAGAAGAAAAGATGAGCCTGTATGAACAACCGTACATGCAGATCTATCATACGCTTTTCAATCGCCGTGATGCCTACGAAGGTCTAAAGGACGCAGGGAAGATTGAATTCATCTCGACTTCTTTCATTCGTGGTATGAGTTTTGATGATTCGATTATTAGTGTTGACGAATGACAGAACATGAACTGGGAAGAATTGTCGACTATCATGACTCGCGTTGGTTATCGTTCTAAGATTATCTTCTGCG